CAGCTGCGTACCCGACAAAGCCCCTGCCGTGCCGGTATCCGGCATGGCGGCCGAACCGGATACCGAACAGGATGCGGCAGAAGCAATGCCGATTGCACACGGGATTTACCCCGATCTGCCGTATGAGCCGACTAATGAGGATTTGGCAGCGATGCAAAAGACTGAGTTTATTGGAGCAGGAAAATGAACAGGGATTACAGCAAAATCAAGGTGTCGGTATGGCGGGAAAAAGGCGGTCATCTGACGGCCGCGCTCTCGACGGTAACGGGGCGGTTGGTGATGATGTATGTGTCGGCTTGTCTGACGGATGAGGTTGAAGATGTGGTTCAGACGGCATTGCGGTGTTTGAGCCGTAAGGATTTGGAGGCGGCGAGATGAAAGTACGCTGCCCCACCTGCGGCGCGGTGATGAGCTTGGATGTCTTAATCGCCCATGACGATGCCCGCGAAGCCCTGATTGCCCTGACCGGCATTTCAGACGACCTTTTTAAGGCGGTATTGCGGTATCTGACGCTGTTCCGCCCCGCCGAAAAGGATTTAAGTTTTAACCGGGTTTCAAAGATCGTCGGCGAGATTGCGCCGATGATACGGGAGGGCGAAATCGTCCGTAACCGCAAAACATACCCGGCCCCGCGCGAGGCTTGGATTTGGGCGGCAATGCGATGCCTTGAGGCACGGGATGCGGGAAAGCTGACGCCGCCGCTGACCAGCCACGGTTTTTTGTTGGAAAACATCACGTTTTGGTCGCCTGAAAAGACGGTGGGAACGGTGGTTTTGCCCTCTCCCCAACCCTCTCCCTCGGGAGAGGGGGTAAGTACCAAATTGAGGAGCGGATTAGGCGATTTGATGGAGTGGGCGAATGGGGGAAAACAATAGCTGGCTGAAACGGGAAATCGCGCAGGGGTTTGTCATGCTTGCCGCGCTGAACCTCAAAGGCCGCCCTGCCTCGGCAGATTTGACGGCAGTCGCCGAACTTTGGTTGGGTATACTGGGCGGACGGTCGTGGCAGCCGGAGCATGACGGTATCAGGATACAGGCAGCCTTTAGGGCTATCGCGGCATCCTCGTCGGAGTGGCCAAACCCTGCCGACCTTATCAAACACCTGCCGCCGCCCGAAGTCAGGATGGTGCCGAGGCTGGAAAAGAAGTACCAGCCGACGGAATACGGCAAGGCGCAGTCCGCCAAGCTGAAAAAGATGGTCGGCAGATTGAAAAACGCACCCTGCATGAACGGGGATTGGATACACGGGCCGAGGCACCGGTCGGTGGACGAATGTAAAAGGATTTATGCCGAAAGGCAGAAAGATAAATGAAATGAACGATTGGAAAAATCTAAACGAGGAATGCCTGTGTATCGGGTGGATTTGTGATGTATTGCTGCCTGATGGAACGATCATCGAGAACGTGGAGGCAGTAGAAGTTGAGGATGATGAATATTTTATGCCTGAAGTCGGTTTTAGAAAATACCCCGAGGCCACGCATTTTCGAAAATCAAAATGAAAGGAAAACAAATGAACATTGATAAAACCCAATACAAACAGGATGCCAAAGGTAATCTCGTGCCGCTGGCCAATATTAAAGAAATCGACTTGCTGCGCGATGAGCTGGTGCAGGAAATCGCCGCCAAAGCCCGCGCGGTAGAGGATAACCTGATGGCGTTCAAACGCGAGGCAATGGACGATATCGCAGCGTTTGTGCAGTTGAGTGCCGACCGCTACGACGTATCTGTCGGTGGCAAGAAAGGCAATATCAGCCTGCACAGCTTCGACGGCGCGTACCGCGTCAACCTCGCCATGCAGGACACGCTGGTATTCGACGAAGGTTTGATTGCCGCCAAAGCCCTGATTGACGAGTGCATCAACGAATGGACGGAAGGCAGCCGAACGGAATTGAAAACGCTGATTAACGCGGCCTTCCAGGTGGACAAAGAAGGCAACATCAGCACCGCCCGCGTCCTCGGTCTGCGCCGCCTGCAAATCACGGATGAAAAATGGCAACGGGCGATGGATGCGCTCTCCGACAGTTTGCAGGTGCATATCAGCAAGCCGTTTGTGCGGGTGTACCGGCGCGGCGAGGATGGGGAGTATCAGTTGATGAATTTGGATGTGGCGAAGGTGTGAACATGGCGACGGTAAACATCCTCATCAGCGATCAGCCGGGCGGCCTGTTTATTAAGCTGACCTCCGACGAACCGATGCCGAAGGATGACGAAGACGGTGGCAGCATCGCCCAAAATGCAGGTCTTATCTGCCTGGCTGTCCTCAAGAGTGAAATTCGGCAGATAACCGGCAGGGAGATGGATGTAGTCAATATTCAATGAACCAACCGCGCGGCACGGTCTGCCGCATTTAAACCTAAACAGGAGTCAAAAAGTGAATAAATCTGAATTAATACAAGCTGTTGTTGCCGAAGCCAACCTGAGCCAAGTGCAAGCGGCAAAAGTGGTGGATGCCGTTATCGGTGCAATCAAGCAGGAACTGGCCAAAGGCGGTGAGGTCGCATTGGTCGGATTCGGCACGTTTTACGTCGCCCAATCCGCCGAGCGCAAAGGCCGTAACCCGAAGACCGGCGAGCCGTTGACGATTGCCGCCACCAAAACGCCTAAATTCCGTGCCGGAAAACCTTTGAAAGAAGCGGTAAACAGATAAACAAACCATTCTTTAAAACAGGCCGTCTGAAATGTTTCAGGCGGCCTTTTTCTATCCGCTCCGTATGTTTGCCAAGTGGTTCAATTCAGGTTAGAATGATATTATTCATTGATTTTAATAGAAAAAGTGAAACGACGTTTCACTTTTTGAGGTTTGTGGGAAGAAAAAATGGAAACCCGTGCTCAGAAAAAACAGCGGTTGATACGGCTCATCCATGTGGCCAAAACCCGGTTGATGATGGACGACGGCGAATATCGCGCGCTGCTCGCCAACCTGTCATGCGGCAAGACGAGCAGTACCAAGTTATCGGTCGAAGAGTTGGAGCTTGCCGTACGGGCGATGAAGATGCGGGGTTTTGTGGTTGCCACAAAAGCGCAGGCGGCATCAAGTAAGCCTGATTTGCCGGTGCATATGCCCAACTGCATGATGGAGGCGCAGGTCAAAAAGATACGCGCGCTTTGGTTGGAGCTGCACCATTTGGGCGCGGTGCGAAGCCCGTCCGAATTGAGCCTGGCTCGATTTGTCAAACGCATGACGGGCATAGATTATCATGGATGGTTAGGGACTGATGACGCAATACGGGTCATCGAGCATTTGAAGAAGTGGAAAGTGAGGGTGGAAAATGGCGGACAACAGAGTGCCTGAGCTGGTGGCGGACTTGGAAGACCAGGCGGTCGCCTGCTTGATGTCGGTATTGCCGATGGAGCGGCAGCAGGCGGTCGAGGTATCTAAAAAGCTGTCTCATCATCTGACCAGCAACTGGGGCGGGCAGTTGATTTATTTTCCCAAAAACCTTTTGGGCAGAGTATCGGAGCGCGATATGCAGATTTATAAGGAATTTAACGGCAAGAATCATGTGGAGCTTGCGCGCAGATATGATTTGACCGTTCAGCACATCTACCGCATCGTCAAGGAGGTCGGGATGGCGGAGCGGGCAAAAAATCAGGGAGATTTGTTTGTGTGATTACCCGATTTATTCAAGATAGCGGTCAGGATTCGTCCTGACCGCTTTTTTAGCGCATTTATCGGCTTGGATAAGGGTTTGTCTATCCCAGTAGGTAAACGCGCTAAAAACGCGGTTTTAACGCCTTTTGGCAATCCAATCTTTAAGCCGCATTAAAAGCGGTTTCAGACGGCCTTTGCCACAATAGCCTCATCCATCCGATGAGGCTTTTTTATGTCTTACGAAATTTTCCGCGCAGGCACGCGCACCGATGCAAACGGCAATACGGTAACGATTACCGAGGCCGCCCTTGCCGCCGCTGCCCAAGCATATGACCCGAAGGTGCATGAGGCTCCTATTGTGGTCGGGCATCCCAAGGCAGATGCGCCCGCCTACGGCTGGGTCAAGTCGCTTGGTGTGCAAAACGGCGTGCTAACGGCGGACTTTGCCCAAGTCGATGAGGGCTTTGCGGATTTGGTTAAAGCCGGACGATATAAAAAAGTGTCGGCGAGTTTTTATCCGCCAACCAGTCCGAACAATCCCAAACCGGGCATTTGGACGCTGCGCCATGTCGGCTTTTTGGGCGCGCAACCGCCCGCCGTCAAAGGTTTGTCTGCCATCAGTTTTGCCGAGGGCGAAGTTTATGTTGAGTTTGCCGAAGATGCACATCTTCAGACAGCCTCGTTATTAAGCCGTTTCAGAGACTGGTTTATCGGCCGTTTCGGCCTGGACGAAGCCGATAAAGTATTGCCTGACTGGCAAATTGAGGCAATTAAAGAATTGGCTGCCGTGCCTCAAACCTATGCGCCTGCCGAATTTACCGAATCACCCCCACCCCCAGAAAACCATGAAAACAAGGAGACCCCTATGTCGTTGGAACAAGAGCTTGCAGCCGAAAAGGCCGCCCGCGAAGCTGCCGAGAAGGAGGCCGCCGAATCGAAGGCGGAATTGAAAAAGCTGCAAGACGAGCAGCATACCGCCCTGCGCGATGGTGCGCATGAGCAGAATGTCGAATATGCCGAAGGCTTGGTCAAGACAGGCCGTCTGAAACCTGCCGACAAGGATTTGGTCGTCAAGGTTTTGGATTTTGCTGAATACCCCGCCGACGTAACCGCCGACTTCGGTGAAGGCAGTAAGAAGCAGCCTTTGTCTGATGCGCTGCGTGCGTTTTTTACCGCTGTCCTGCCTAAGCAGATTCAGGGCGGCGAGATGGCTAAAGGCGAAACGCCGTCGGGATTGGCGGCAGACTTTGCCGAAGCGTCGGACCCGGAAGCCTTGAGCCATCACCAACGTGCATTGGCATTGGCGGCGAAGGAAGGTATCCCTTACGAAGAGGCTGCCCGCCGTACTATTGCTTAAATCATCAACCCATCAAATGCGCCGACGTCGTCGCATTTGACCTAAAAAAGGATAAAACATGAGTGCATCTCATTTGCGCGGTCTGCGCGGCCAGCTTGATCCGGTTTTGACCAATCTCGCACTGGGCTACAAGCAGGCGGATTTCATTGCCGAGAAAATCTTTCCGGTGGTGTTTACTGAAAAAGAAGGCGTGCGTGTGCCGGTGTTCGGCAAGGGTTCGTTTGTCGAGTATCAGACCGAACGTGCGGTCGGTGCGGCATCGAATGTGATTACGCTGGACTCGCCAAGCTTTATGCCGGTCGTGTTGGAAGAGCATGATTTGGCCGCCGGTGTGGATTACCGCGAACAAGCGGAATCCATGTACGACGAGCGCGCCAAAGCAACACGCCGCGCGGTCAAGGGCGTGCAGCTGCGTCAGGAAATCGAAACTGCCGCCCTCCTGCAAAACTCAGCGGCGTATCAGTCCGGTTTCAGCAAAGATTTGGCCTCCACCCAAAAATGGAGCGATAAAAACTCTGATCCGTTGGCAGACATCGAAACCGCCCGCGAAACGGTTCGCGCAGGCTGCGGTGTACGCCCGTCGGTACTGGTGGTCGGCGCAAGCGTGCTGTCGGCACTGAAACGCCACGAGAAACTTATCGGCGCGCTGGGTGCGAATGAGCGCAAGTCCCTGCTCACGGTCGAGCAGCTGAAAAACCTGCTGGAGTTGGACGACATCATCGTCGGAGAAGCGGCATCTACGCCTGCCGCCAATAAGGCCACCCAAGATATTTGGGGCAAATTCGCCAGCCTGATTGTGCGCCCGACTGCGGCTTCCGGCGGCAATGACGAGGGTGAGCCGAGCTTCGGTTATACCTTCCGCCGTCGCGGTATGCCGGTAGTCGACCGCTATGAAGAAGTCGGCGGCAAGGTGGAATACGCGCGCTATACCGACATCCGCAAAGCGGCGGTGGTCGGCGGTGCATGTGGTTTCTTGTTTGAAAACGCGGTTACTTGATAAGTAAAAGGTCGTCTGAAAGGCTTCAGACGACCTGTGGAGAGAAAAAATGTCTTTATTTTTAAAGCGTGAAGATTTGGTTGCGCGTATTGCCGACACTCGATACCACCGTGTTGAAGGTACGACTGCTACCGTATGTACTGTGATTTTGCATTCCGGGTTTGTGGTCATCGGCAAGTCTGCCTGTATTACTCCCGACATCTTTGATGAGGCAAAAGGCCGCGAATTTGCCTATGAGGATGCCCTCAAAAATTTGTTAGACCTCGAAGCGTACCGCGTCAAAGAAAATGCGCATGACGCGCAGGGAAAGGAGTCTTAAATGGCACAAACTAAACAAGTGGTCTTGGTAACCACGGTCAAAACATCAGGCAAGGTGGTCAAAAACCGCTTTGTGGATTTTGCAGGCAAACAGGCAGCCGCCGGCGTGAAAGTGCTGGGTACTGCTACTTTGGATGCGGATGCGGGCGAAATGTTGGCCGTTGATGTATTGGGTATCGCCTTGGTCGAGGCAGGCGGCGCGATTGCCGTGGGCGATGAAGTGGCAGCCGATGCTCAAGGCGCAGCAGTCAAGGCGGCAGGTAATGCCAAGATTGCCGGTACGGCGCGCTCTGCGGCAGGTGCAGCGGGCGAAATTATCCAAGTATTTCTGAAAGGCTGATCATGGCTAAAGTTTATATCGCAAACACCCCGTTGATTTTAGAAAACGAACAAGGCATCCAATTTCGCGTCGAAGCCGGCGAAGCGGTCGAATTGACGGCGGAGCAGTACGAATCGGTTGCGGCACACGTTACCCCGACACTGACAACCGGCGAAGAGTTGGATGCGCAACAGGTCGAGACCCCGACGCCTGCAGCAACACCGCCCGAAGACCCGCCGACAGAAACGCCGCCGGCCGGCGAGGAAGACAATAAGTCGAAACGCGGCCAAAAAGGGGAGTAATCCATGTATATCGGTGCGGATGATTTGACGGCCGCGATGGGCAAAACGGAGTTGGTGCAACTGACCAACGACAATGCGCGCGGGACGGAACCCGACGCTCAGGTCATTGAGTCGGCAGTGCGTTATGCCTGTGATTTGGTGGACGGATACCTGCGGGGCAGATATGTGCTGCCTTTGGCGGACACGCCGACGGTGTTACAGCCTTTATGCATCAACATCGCCCGCCATTTTTTACACAGCCGCCGAATCAACCGCGCCGACTTTCCGAAACCGCTGGAAACCGCCTACAACGCGACCATTAAGACGCTGGAAGCCATCCGCGACGGCAAAATCCACATCGGCATCGCCACATTGGACAAGCAGTCGCAACCCGAGCCGGGCGCATATCACGTCCGAGTGCGCGACAAAATGGATTTGGGAGGCTACTGATGAGCGCGACGCGTCCGATTATTGATGCGGTAGTAGAGCATTTACAGGCCGCTATCCCGTGGGTCAGCGTTGAGGCTTTCCCAGAGCGTCCGTCCGAATACCAATTTATCCATCCAGTCGGGGCAATCTTGGTCGGCTACGGCGGCAGTAAATTTGGCGATATTGAGCAACTCGGCCGTATTGCGCAGCAACGTGATGTCAGGCTGATGCTGACCATCTTTGGCAGCAGCCTTAATGCGGATGACGGCACGCTGGCGATTTTAGATGAGACACGTCTTGCTATGGTTGGTTTTGCGCCGCCGAACTGCCAGCCCTGCCACCTTATCAGCGAGGAGTTTTTGGCCGAGGATGCGGGTGCATGGCAGTATCAGCTGGTCTTGCAGGCTGAGACTCAACAGGTCGAAGTCTGCCGTGAAGAAAAACGCCCGCTCTTCACTGCTGCCCACTACCGCCGACCCGACCAAGACCTCAACCCCGATTTAAAACCTAAAAAATAGGAGTATCCATCATGGCAGCAGCCTACCATCACGGCACGGAGACCATCCGCATCGACGGCGGTTCCAACCCCGTCTATACCGTTGACGGCGCAATTACCGCCATCGTCGGCACTGCGCCGGTCTGCGCGGTCAATGAGCTGACGGTATGTCAAACTAAAAAAGACTTTGGCCAATTCGGCGGCGAGCTGACCGCTCAAGGCTTTACCCTGCCGGATGCCGCACACATTTGGACGCGCTACGGCAGCGGTGTTGCCTATGTCGTCAATGTTTGCGACCCCGCCAAACATAAGACAACCGTCAGCAATGAAGTATTGACGGTTGATCCTGACACCTTGACGGCCAAAACCGCCAAGCCCGCTTTGCAAAGCGGCTACACG